ATAATTTGAAATTATAATTTCTAGGCTACGTTAAAGCGTTTGGGAATTGCTCCCTGAGCTTCGTATTGGGCACGCGAATATTCCTGTACCTGATTGGAAAAATGGTCAACTAGTTTTCCATTTCCAACAGTTGCATTCTTATTCATTGCTGCTCTTGCTGCGTCTGCGCGCTCCTTATAAGCTTCCGGTGTTGTTTGGGGATTTCTCATTGTTATAGAGCCCCTTGGGACAAAAGGTTGTGCCCCCGGATTTAGAGTTTTAGAGTTCAATCCAGGAACTTGTTTAGTTGTTTGAACAACCTTCTGGTCCTCAGGGGTCCTTCCAAAAACTCCCTTACCATCTTTAATGTAGTCAGAAATATCGGTGAAGCGACTTGAAGTGCTTTTGGTGTTAGCTCCCACCGAGGACGCAATGTCACTAATTTCTGATGTAAATGCCGATCGAGGCAAACCTGTCTCTCTCAATCCCTCAGTATTCCGTCGTTTCATCTCAAGTTCCCCTTGAAAATCATCCTTAACGTTACCGGTCTTAAGTGTACCATTTGATCTTGGGTACATCGGCGGGGCCAGTTCTCCAGTTATAGGGTCTACAGAAGAATTTAGAATATCTTGTACGTTATTTATTTCTTCTTCGACCGAATTGCGGGGTGTCGCCTGTTTCTTCAGCCCTTTTGGTATTTTTGTGATTCCAGTTGCATTACCAAGACCACCAGATGTCATTTGTGGTTGAATAAATGAAGTTGGAAGTGGAGTGGTCCTATTTGTATTGTTGATATTGGTAGTTCCAGCTCTTCTTCCTACTCCAGTAGCTCCGTGATATTGTAAATCATTCATTAATTCTTGATTCTGCAAATGGGTTTTGTTTCTAAGATCAAGGTCAGCTTCCAGTGTCTTCAATAGTTCAGAGTTTGTAAGCTCTAAACCATACTTTTCTCTTAATTGGTCTATGGTATAGCCATTTTGCTTAGCCATCCTTTCCAAAAGTTGTTCTTGTTGTAGTTCTGACATTTCTATTCTGTTTGCTTGATCTTGTTGTGTTTGTAGATAGTTCAATCCTCCGGTGGCTAAGCCTCCAAGAGCACCCAGAACTCCCTGTGCGACACCATTTCCCAATGACTGTGTAACGAAATTCTGATTCAAAAGGATTCGCCTTCTTTGTTTCCTAGTCAAATTTGAACTTGGTACCCAATAGTCCATGTGCTGTAGTTCTGCACTTATCGCACTAGCTGATTGAACAAATGTGAAACTAGTGAGAGTTATTGGCTGTTCTTGTCCTGTTAGTATTGACCAAACTGAATTTTTGGATACAACAAATGTACCATCTGTGTACCCAAGAGTTCCAATAAGACCCGTTTTTGAGGAAACACTCATTTGCATTGCTTTAGCTTGTTGTTTTGATAAGTAAGTGTCCAGTCTCCTCTTGAGAGCCTTTATTCCAGGCCATTCTACTAGTTCCACCGTTGTTGTGCTTTGAGTTGTTAGTGTGGTACCCAGTCCAACAAAGTCCGCCTTTTTCAAACTTGAGGGAAGGGTGGTTGAAGTAATGCCACTAGTTGGTGTTATAGTAGATTGGATATTTATGTCAACATTTGGGATTTCGTCTAGATAGTCTGACACTCTTGTGAGGTGTACGTCTGAATCTTTAAATTTATCAGGAATTGGGTATTTTGAAAGTCCTTCGAAATTAAAGTTGCAGTAGTGAATTGTTTTCTGATCACTCTCAATGAAGTCAAATTGTCCAGAGTAGTTCGCTGATCCTGTTTTGTCTGAGTAAGGCATGACAAAATCATCTCCCATATTTGAAGCTATTATGAATGGTGCAGGTATTTGTCCTTGTGTTGTTCCGCGTAGTACTGAAATGCTATTAGCAGGTGAGCCTAGCACTCCCATTTGTGTACACAAAAGGATTACTCCCTCTGCGCTTTCTATTGCACCATAACATAAAAACTTCCCTGGTCCGTTTTTCATTCTCAAAATCAAAGCCTGAGTAAATTTCTTGAATGTGCCAACATAATCATCTGGAATTAGTGGTATTTCTACTGTTTGTGTTGCTCCATCATCGATGTCGTCAAGATCGGTGAATTTACATTCTGGTTCCCAGCAAACATTGCCAATCATTAGTGCGAAGGTAGTAGGACACATTCCTAAGGTTTTAGTTCCTCCAGCAGAATTCACAACCTTTGATGGATCGTAGTTTGATGGTGTGACTACAAAACCAGCCTTTCCAGCTCTGAGGCAATGTAGAATTTTGATGTCATCCCTAGTAAGTTTTACCTGAATCATTCCATCTTCGTCAAAAATTGATGTTGGATGTGAGGAAGTAATTGGCAAAACACCGTCTTGGTTGTTCATTACTACAATGTCAAAAGGTTGATCTGTAAAATCTGACAAGTTTATTCCAATTGGCAAGTTTGTTCCTGTGGTCTTTTCAATTGTTGGTATTCTACCTGGATTTCCAAAAAGTGATCCGGGGTTAAGTTTGCTTTCCACGGTCGCGTAGTATGTTGTTACTGCATCTCTGTTAACTTGATCAAATGGTGAATCGACTGCAATTACAATTCCGGGGTTTTTGCCAGCTTTGTCAGGGTTTTCCCATTCTCTGAACCAAAATCCTGCATCGAGAGCATCTGTGATTGAAAAGCTTATTTGAACTGTTCCTTGTGAAATTGTGTGAATTTGTGAGCTGATTTGTCTCAACTCTTCCAATGTGTAAGGTTCTTTCCTGTCAATGTCTCTAACCCAAGCGACTATAAGGTTACCCATTGAGCCGTAAGCACATGGGATTATTATTCTGTAATCCGTTCCAAGAACGAAAACATGATATTGTTGTACGTATATATTAGCCACTTGTGTAAGATCCTTTGTTCTACATCCAAATCTTGCAAGTTCTGTTCCTTTTGGTAAGTCAGATTTTAGTGAAAAAGAACTGTGGTATTGCCAATTCTCAGAAACGTATGTCCAGACGTCGATTGGATTTCCTGCACCAGCGATGTTAGTTATTGTTTTAATCGCTGGATTCAAATTTCCAATGTCAATCGATTTCATAGTCCTGTTTGTTGCTATTAGAGTGCTTACCATTGGAGGGGCAACTTGTGCGTCTTGTATTGTAGCAATTCCTGTTTGTCCTGATAGATTTTCGTTGATTTGTTTTGTAACAGAACGAGTCAAACAAAAGTCACACACTGGTTTTGTTTCGCAAGCTGGTTGTCCATGACATCTAGAACAGACGTATCTAAGGCGCCGATGTTTTGCGCCACAAAATGAGCAATTTGTAGCACTTTCCGTAAAAGCCTGTGTCAATTTTGGTTTTGCAATAATCCATTTCCAAGCATAGAGAATCATTGATTTTATATTAAATTTGTCTGAATCGTGTGTAATTTTCCTTCCTCGGTAAGAGTAGAAAAGTTTTTCTACTCCTATAGCATGCGCTCTAGTTTCCAAGAAATATGTAGCCAAAATTGCATCTCTATACCAGTTGGTGTCATTACAAACCTTTTCCAGCCATCCTTTAGGTTGTTGCATCCCACGTTTGGCATGTAGTTCTTTATACCATTCTATGTCTGCGTCTACAATACCAACAGCTTCAATATATTCTGAGAATTCTATTAAAGCATCTTGGTTAACGTTCTTATATTTGTCAAACTCCATCCAAGACAATGCCATCAATAGTGCTTGTTTTATGTTTGTTTCGAATCTTAATGCACAGACAAGTAAGTCGAAAATGGTTTCGAATGTTTCATCCTTGGTTTGTGTCCTGTTCATCCCATCAGGATGATGTGGGTTGCAAGCCTTATGTCGTTTTTCTTCCTGATCATATTCTGAATCTAAATCTTCAATTTTAAGTGGCAAGTCGTTTATATCTACGTAATTTTCATCATAGAGCAAAGCTGTTTGTTCTCGGATGTCAAGAATGCTCCCTCCGAAAGAGCCCTCTTTTGCGTTTTTAACTGTATCAGTTAAGAATTGTTTTATCTCGCCAAATGAAGTTTTATTTCCAAAAATATGATAGAACATTTGTCTAGCTGAGGTTTCTTTTGCTACGCGTTTAGATTGTGCAACACTCTCCTCATCGGGGAACGATTCAACTTTGCAAGTGCATTTGAACACTTGTTCAGCAATCTGAGTGAAGACATATTGTGGCTTTTGAATTCGGCCTGATTGATAAGCCATGTTTAATTGTGAAATGTAAGACATGTTTACCAATTGATTATTTTCTGTGTTAAGCCGCGTATTACTCATTAAACAATATTTATTAACCCCCTCACCAGGACCCAAATTCCTGGTATATTCAGCTCCAAAAAGTGAAGTGAGCCAAACATCTGCTTGTATTTGTTGTCTTGTTCTAAAGTAAAAGAAGGGTTTTGCTGCTTTAAAAGTTTTAAGCAACACCTTAATTGCCTCGTAGTTTCGATCGAAATATTCCTGTTCCCACATTGCTGACTCCTCTAGGCACTTGTTGAGTAGTGACCCAATGTGTTGTGGGTCAAATGATGTTGTCCAGTGTAGGAAACTGTCGATTGTTTCTTTCTTTAATGCCCCAACGTAGAAGTTAAAGTTGTCCAATTTTCTAAAGTATCGTGAGATCCAAGACATAGTTTCAAAACTTTCAAATTTTTGCATTTCACTTCCATCCTTTGCTGCTGATCCCAAGTCCATATTAAAGCTCTCCCACATTGCTTTCTTTAAGGTTACGGCGTTGAAGAATTCCTTTGCGTCATCGCTAACTCCTATTACTACATCATCTCCATAGTACATGGAAAAGACGTCTTTTCTAAATTCCAAAAATGTAGGTAGGATTCCAGAATTGTGTTTGAAGTAAAGCAAAGAATAGCAGTAAAAGAGAGCCAAATCATTAATTTTTGAATTTAGAGTGGCTGTTACGAAACAACCAGAGGGCATTCCTTTGTTCTTAACGTACATTGTTGTCCCCGAGACATGGATAGCACCATAGATGTTTCTAAAAATTGGTGCAAAACAGTTCTTAATTTTTGGATTGGCAAATTCCAGTGCTTCTTGTACTCCGTCGAAGAGGATTTTTGGGACACTTTTATCCCAACGATGGTAATCTCCAGTAAAGTAGTTTCCCTTTGCTAACAATCCTCTCGCTATTCGATCAAAGACCATATATGGGTCGCTTCCAACTCCGCATGTTGCATCGTCTCTAAGTGCTCTAGCATTGAATTCGCCGAGATATTTCCTTTCAATCATAACGCCCAAAGTATCTTGTGCACAGAAGATTCTACCAATGTACTGTTTTGCCAATTTGAGTTTTTCTGATTTTAAAAGATCCGTGTAAACAACAACGTAATTCTCACCTTTTTCTACTCGTTCACAAGTTGCCTTAAATTGTTCCTCTAACCACTGCCCACATTCGTTCTTAACATAGGAGTAGTTTCCGTGTTCATCCTTTTGTATTGCACCTCTTTTCTCTGTGACGCCAAAGATTTTCTTCAAAGTCCATCCAGACGATTTATCTAGTTCCATACTTTTTAAGCAGCGGTAATAGGGATGACCAGGTGGGTATCCCCTGAAGACTTCTTCATCTCTCAAGGGTTGCAACCCTCCGTAGATTTCCATGATGTGGGTTTTAAATTGATTAACAACGTGTTTCCAAACTCCTTGATCAACATTCACTTCGCCATCTTGAAATTGTACACTTTGAGTTGATCTTTGGCATTTTTGGCCAAAGTTGTTATTGATTAACTTATCCAGTTGTTCTTGTGGTGCTTTATCTAGTTCAGAGGAGAAGGGAGCTTTTGTCAATGGGACCGAATCTAAGATTTTATGGCATGCAGGCATCTCGTAGTAATCGTTGTGTGGAGTCGGTGATGCGTCTGTTTTTAGAGTTCCAACAACTGCAACATTATCAGAAGTTTCATTAAATGGTACATCGTGAAGCCGCCCGGTTTTCTTAAAAATTATGGGGTGGAAGAACAAGTTTGCTTGTTCTCTGGTGACATAGGCCTCACGCTTACCGAATTTTTCTGGGTAAGAGACCGTACTATGTGTATCATTTAATGCTTCTGTTCTAACTTGTAGACCTGATCTTTTGTCCAAATCGTAAGATGTTACTAATATTTCTCCCACAAAGTGTCCATTAGCATGCATCACACCATGTAAGTAAAATTCTTCAATGAATGTTTCCTCGCTAAAGAATCTCGAAATTGCTGTTGGTTTCTTCCAAATAACCCTTTTTGCAAAGCATTCGCTAGACAAAAATTTGTTAACTTTCCTTGCTTCTGATGGTGTGTACATTTTAAACGTTGCTTGGCCCAATGGTGTAAGGTAAGTTGGTTCGTCTTTAATTTTTTCGATTTTGATGTGTGGATGTGGTTGTGTTCCACAGCTAGTTATTCCAAAATTGCATTGTATGTAATAAGGAAAGTTTGTTGTAAGATTGTGATCCTGAACCGCTTTATACATACCTGGGAATTCTGTTGGATCCAATTCGTGATCATGATGCCAATATATCTTTCCGTTACCAAAATCATTATCCACCATCAATCCACTGTTTTTACAGCCGATACAGTCATCCGGATTCAAATAGCCATTTGGCTTTGTTGTTACATCTTGATTGGTAAATAAGTCAAAGACTCCAAGTCCATCGTATGCCTTGAGATAAGCGTTTACCTCTTCTCTAGTTATACAAGATGCAAGTCCAACAGCTATTCCATCAGCAGTATTTCCCATTGCATGAATACCTAAGATCTTTCCGCTAAGTTCTTCGTAAGAATCCAAGACGATGTATGGCAAACCACAATCTCCCCAAGTTGTTAACATTCCTTTCATGAAAGCGAAGCAAGTCTGTGCAATATCCTCTAATTTCTGTTTTTTGTTATCAACTATCATTTCAAACGGATCATGCCAAATATCTGTATCACCAACCAAAACTTCGTATTCATTATTTACTCCGTATCTACCAACTACACAACAGAGATAATAAAGTTGTTCAAATATTTCTTCACTAATGAACTTGTTACGAATGCATGAAACTTCTGGTACTGTGGTTGGAATAGTGAAGAATGCATGATCATTTCTCTTTTTTGTAAATGAAAGGTTTTCAATTTTGTAAGCTATTTGTTGACCACTTGCATTTTTAACTCCATCGGCGGTAATATAAACATTCTGTCTATTTTGTTTGGCAAATTTAAAAACGTGGCTTACTGTAACTCCATATGTTTTGTTTGATTTTGATCTAAGAAACAAGCAATAGCACTGCGCACTTTCATTGCCCTTCAAGACTCTGGTAGGTTCGTCTGATGAGAAAGCGTATACCACTCCGGCATTTTTCTTCGTTATAGGCAAAGTACCATTTCCATATTTTGCGATTCCACTGTAATTATTCATTGGATTCCTTGCTAACACGTCAACCACACTCTGTCTTTCTGCACTAGCGATTTTTTCTATTGCCTGCAATACTGGTGATGTTTTACCTGGTCGTCTATCCCTTGCCTGCCAGCTAAGTTTTATGTTCTTTCCCTCATCATCTGATGCTACAGAATTTACTTTCTTTTTTGGCTTTCTTCTCATTTTTATTGTCTTATCTTCAACATCTGAGGTGTTCTTTGTGCGATTCTTCTTTTTCTTCCGTGTTAAGACATATTCATCTTCAGAGTCACTGGATTCAGAGGATTGTTCTTTACTAGCAAAGAATTTAGAAATTATAACATCCAAAGCTTTTAAAGAAATGCCAAGAACCAGGATAAACATAACTATAGATCCTAAAGGAGTAGAAACAAAATCTTTTAATTTTGAAATAAAGTCTGTTGCAGTATCCATAATCGTTTGTTGTTTTTGTGAAACAATAAAATTTTGGTATCTTTGCCTTAACCGTTGGTCCATATTAACCCTATCACTGATTGTTCTATTTATTTTGGCAACTACAGTAGATGGAAAATCTTTTGTCTCATCAAAATGTCTAGGATCTTGCATCACACTAAAAATAGTATCGTATGGAATAGAAACATTCTTGTGGTCATATGTTACGAGAAGAGCGTTTTCAGCCCAATGGTAACCAATTTCAGTTTCTTGTAGTCTTTTGACGAGATATATTGTACCGTCCGTATATGCTAATTGAGAATCGGCCGTTCGAATATGTACTGTTGGTGATACTCCGGCAATTTGAAGTGAAGCCGCCAATCTCGTTAAGTAGTCAACTGTGCTATCATAATCCCAATTTAAAGGTTGTGGTATCATAAAAGAATTTCTATTTTTAAGTAAGGGCTCCGCAATATCTGGATGTATATACATTGACCAAATATGATCATCTGCAGTAAACCTATCCAAACTCCTATGAACATGCATGAAACCAGTAGCGAATGAAACATTAGCCATATCTGCCATAGATTCACATCTTACTCTAATCTGATAATCTATTGCCGGAACTTGATCAGTATATTCTACCTTAGTTTCGCTTGAACGAGTTGTTGTTTTCAAGTATTTATTCCACGCTTCATCCAGCAAGGTTTTAAATTCTACAGGCTCTTTTTCCCAGTTTGGATAGTATTTACGATCCTCAGTATGTACAAAAAGATTGTTATCATGCCCTTTTCCGATGTTGAAGTTGCCAACGAATCCGTATCTTCTAATTAATCCCTCATTTAAGAAAGGTAGTGATCTTTTCCAGACAAACCATGGTACGGGAATCCTATGGAAAAGTTTCCATTTAAAAGATATACCACATATTCTAGGTATGATGTTAGTGGTAGTTATGATAATACTGCCATTTGAGAGAACTGAATTATAAAAGTCCATAAGAATTTCTTCTTGATCTTTATTAATGGTAACCTTAAGAATATCGTCCAGTATAACAACTGACCTGGGCATAGACTTGATCTTTAAGTCATGATATGAAGTAAGTTTTCTCACTGGCAACATAGTCATAGTGGCAAGATAGTTACCTACTTTCTTTGCAATTGATGATTTACCCGAATTATTTTCACCGGAGAAACAGATTGAGAAGTGTTCTATTGTACGTGAATGTGTCATTACTTTTTGCAATGTTTCCTCATATTGCTTCTTATAAGTACGATATACGTCCTCTAAGGCTGATTGAACTTGAAAGAGTGATTCCCTATCTTCTGAAATAACAAAATTACCTGATGATTCTACTGTTACTCTGTGAAAATCAATATGTCCAAAATTTCCTGAAGTATCAATTGTTGTATTGTGCCTGTTATTTATATCTATTTTTCCATATTTTGCGTTTCTTCTTGCCTCATAGACCAAAAATCTAGAAAAAGTAGGTGCAACTGCTGATATTCCTGCGTGGTTTGAAATGCAATCTCTTAATTCTTCAGGTCTACCATTTGTTGTAGCGATTACAAATTCAAAAGGCACTCTCTGTTGTTTAGTCTCAAGAGAAGCTCCTTCAAGAGTCACCTTTGCATTTGATAATATTTCTCTGGCATTTTGTAACAAAAGATTTTCGTCAAGTCTCTTGGATCGATAACATTCATCAAAGAATGCTATGGGTTCTCCCTGGATTTGTGGCCAAAACTTGTTTCCTGATGTTATATTAATTATTCTAGAACCAGCTTGTCTATCTTTGTAGTACTTTGAACCTAAATTCCAACATATGTGTTCCATAGCTCTAGTTTTTCCAACACTTCCTTCACCTATGATAAGCAATCCAGCTGGGACTTGTCTAATATTTTCTCCTCCATAATTTTGATTAAGTATCATTCTTCTGTTATTAGCGTTGTTAAATAGGGCACGCAAAGGTGTTACTAGCGATTCATATTCTCTTGGTACCTTAATCAACCACTGTTCTAGTTCTTTCATATATTGGCAAAAATGGTCGAACTTCTTCCTATTGTAAAAGTAATCAGAATTAGAGATTTTTGCAAATCTTTCAAGGTTCTCAAGATAATCTTCCACTTGCTTTGTAAAAATTGTCTTTGGTGTAGACAATCCCACCATCTCTCCAATTTCCTCCATTACTTCCTGAACTGATGTTGAAACAGTTTTTGTATCTCGAATATGTTTTGCCATTTCAGAACAATTAATTTTAATACCAAATAATGCTGCCAGAATAGGTGAAATTATGCCAACTAAAACAGGAATGACTCTTGTCAAAATATGTCCAAAAGTAGTATGTGTTGAAACGTTAGTGACGAGTGCGTTAAGAGGAATACTAGTCATAGCAGATGAATTTTTGCCTTCTTTCCAGTCAGCAGCTACTTGTTTCCAATACGAAGAATTATTTTCCCAGTCGATATAGTTGATTTCTGTTCCATGAGTTTGAAGATATTTCTTTGTTTCCTGATACTGTTCTATGTCGTCAAGATACTCTTTGCTGTTCATCATTTTCCTCATTTTCCAATTTCCAACTAAAATGTCCCAGTATTCACGATTTTTAAGCCAATCATTTAGTGTTAGTCTAATTAATTTTTCTACAGCATATTCATGAACCTCTTTCCACTGTTCCTCTTCTTCTTGTGTCAATGGTGGAGTCTTAGCAAATTTCAAATAAAATTTTCCATCTGCATCGCGAGTTGTGACAGGAATTTCTTCTTTCTTTTCCAGTTTCATTACGTTTCCTTGAACAATTTGTCTTTGAACATCTGGATCATGAATCTCAACTTTAGTAGAATCTTCTTGTGTAGGAATATCTTCAGAGTCACTAGTTTCAGTAGCAGACTGTTCTGTTAAGCGTTTTTGTTTTTCTTTAGCTTCCTGAAACACAGACATATCCACATAGTGAACAATATCTTCTAGCAATTTTACATATTTTTCTGAGACATGATAGTAGTTTTTAACAAAGGAAAGACCAAATTCGCTTAACACTTGTTTCAAATTTTTGTAGTCTGTGCCATCTTTGGTGCCATATATTGCTTTATAGAAATCAATAGATGGCAAATCTATTTCATGTTGATTGATTGAATTGTATGCCTTGACTGCTAATGGTTGCATATCTTCAGGTTGTTCAAGCAAAAATTTGAGAAATTCGGATCTACTCATTCCTATTACTTCGTTTGTATTAAATTTCTTTTCTTCAGTCTTTTCATTCAATTTTGTAAGTAGTTGTTTGACACTGTCTATAACATTAGGAGTTGAAATATTGAAAACTTTAACAATTATTGAAGCCAAAGTAACAGCACTAGAAATGACCATCATAGAGAAGATGAATCTTGATGATTTCCTTGCAAACTTGTAGGATGCATAAATAGTTATCAGAAAATTTGTTGTAGCCGAAACTACCATTATATTATCTAAAGATACTGACTTTGCCAAATCACTAACCCAATTGCTAACGATCTTTTCCACATCCTCATCCTCATCAGAAGATGATTGTTGTTTCTCTTCTACTATTCTTTTCCTAAAACGATCCAACTCTTTATGCATTCTTGCAAG